ATTTCACCAGAAATTTAATACCTGATTATGGATTTCTGACGGCAAAATTTCTATATATAAGCAAAACATGGTCGGTTTGGTCGGGTAAGTCGGTTTTTTGTGTAAATATCGTTATTATTCAGTCAGGTAGAGTGATTTCAAAAACCGACCTTGCGGTTTGATTGGTCGGTTTTCTGGGGCTACTGGTCGATTATGAGAATGGATAATCAATTAAATCAATTAGATAATAAAGGAAATGTAATTTTTCAGGTCGGTTTTGGGGTGAAACGAGGATTTAAACACAGGGTGCGCTGCTGTGATCGAGGAGATGTTTGAAGAGGCTGATATGTGGCTGGCTAACGATATCTGAAAAGCCATCCAATGAGTTTAGGTTGCCTGACTGGACATTCATACATACTGAGTGAATGTCCACTTATTCTAATACATCACGCCAGGTTATGATTGCTGAGTTTGCACGGATACAGATTCAACTTTCATCACAGTGAGGCAGTTATGGATGACGCAGATTTAGCGCAGGAATTGGAGCAGGCAATTATCCAGGCTTCTTTGGTTAGTCGCCAAAAGAGTCCTAAAAGCCCTGACGGCATGTGCATATGGTGTGAAGACCAGCCGGTAGTTCCCGATACAGCGTTCTGCTCAGCTGATTGCGGTGTCGACTACAACAAGCATGTGAGAGAAATGAAGCAGCGTGGTGTCAGTTCATCATCTCGAGATTCGGGTGATGAGGATTGACCTGCATCCAGTGTCCGGAAGAGGCGTTCGGGTTAGGTAGTAGCTTGGAGAGGTCGCAGAGATGCGGCCTTTTTTGCTCCTGCACTTTTTCATTGCTCCTGCACTTTTTCATTTCTCCTGCACTTTTTCGTTACTCCTGCACTTTTTCGTTACTCCTGCACTTTTTCGTTACTCCTGCACTTTTTCGTTACTCCTGCACTTTTTCGTTGCTCCTGCACATCTATCGTGATAAGTTTCGCTCATTCATTCTAATGAGGGCCTAAAATGGCTACTGACATTCAAAAAATACTCGACAATCACTCTAAGGTTGTAGAGGAAGGATATATTTACACTGGCGAATTAAAATACCGTAGCTATGCTGTCACTACCCTTCGTGGTGGGGTAGGAAAATCAACTTTATCCTTTAATCTCGCGTTTGAAATGTCACGGAAGCACTCACTTTTAGTTGCTGACCTATGTGCTCAAACTAACCTTACAGAAAATATTTTGCGCGGTTCTGAGCATCGAGTAAATATTTTACAAGCGCTTCAACCTGCCCTTTTAGGTGCTGCTTTCGGTGACGTACCAGATGATATATCCTACAAAGTCAGCGCATATTGCGACTCATTTAAAGGTGGTAGGCCTGCATACATAATTCCCGGTAGCCCTGAGCTTTTTGCATTTCCATCAACACTTTACCAGCAGCTCCAGATTGCAAATGCACAAAGCAATACTAAGGCTGTAAAAAATCTTCTTGAGATCTTGCATAAAGTATTAGAAAAAGAAGCAAAAGAAAAAAAGCTTGAGAAGATAATAATGGATACCAGTCCATTTTATGCTGGTGGTACACACTTGGCATGGTGTGCAGCAGATGCAGTCATAATCCCTGTAAGAGTTGATGAGCACTCTATTGAATCTCTGCAATTGACCCTAGATCTTCTTGCGAATGCTAAAAAAGATTTTAAAATCTGGGATGATAGAGCAGGGGGAAGGAAAACACCTAAAGTTGCGGCCATAGTAATGACAATGGCTGGAGCAAAAAGTCAGAAGAAGTTTACACCTGACTCTGCATCAAGAATGTATATTGAAAGGGCATTATCTATAGCTGAGAAATTTCCTCAACTCTTCGACTTTGATGATCCGCGTGACGCTTTCGTAATCACTGATGACTTTATGTCAACTGGAAGGATCAGCGGAGCAAAGAGCATTCCTATCGCCGAGTTAAAAGTTAACTCATTCCACTCAGTTGAAGGAAAGCGCCTTCAAGTTAACAGCTCAGCAGAGCGCTATAAGAAAGAGCTAAAATATTTAGTCAGCGTTCTTTAAAGCCCACTCAACCCGGCCACCGCGCCGGGTTTTTTGTACCAGTTTTTTGCTCACAGCTTGCGAAGATGCAGTTTAGGACTAGCCTCATATCAGGGAACACTGCTGGTTCCTTTTATGGTGCAGATTATACCGCCCGGCCTAAGCCGGGTTTTTTTATGCCCGAAATTTGCATTTATCAATGGCCCTACTAAACTCAAATTGACACAAGATAGTGTCAACCTCACAGAGCCATGTCTCTGCGTAACAAGGATTTCTGCCCGCAATTATTTTCGCGGGCATTTTTTTTGCTGAAATTTTAGTGCCATTCCGGTCTGAGTTTTCCGGCGCATCCGTTGCGCTACTGGTCATCTTTGCAATGACGCGTGATTCCATGAAAGAAGACAAATCCTCACAGGCGCAGCGATGAAGGTTAGGTTTGCCGAAAATTTACTTCATCTCGCGAGTGTCACTCCCGTTACTGGGTACATCCAGCACAGGGGGCTTGTCTTTCCAGGTCGCCTCACTTTCAACCTCGCGCTTACCAATCTCCTCAGCACTGGCTTTTATCTTGTCCACCACTGCCAGCACTTCCGGATTATCAAGGGCCAGCATTTCTACAATGCTGAACAGCGCCTTGATGGCTTCGGTGTGAAATGCGGCCGCAGCACCTGATGTGTTCAGGTACTTAAAGTCAGGAATTACGGTGCCATCCTGGAATGTTCTGTCACCGTTTGTGCTGACAGCAACCGGGCACGCCTTTTCCACATCCTGAGCAATCAATCCAACCTCAGCCGCTCCGTCTTTCTTGATGTATGTAGCACCTCTCCAGCTCAGAACGGACGCCAGAGCATCCGGCACGGCCGTAATTTTAGTTTTGTGGCGCTCATCAGAGCCGTTTACCCAGCTACCCGGTGCTGTTGCACTCCCTGACTTCTGAAACTCCCAGGAGCCTGCACCAGTCATGGCAATAAAATATGACTGGATTGACGTATCACCGGCTCGTCGGATTCCTGTCTGCGTCAGCTCGTTGTACCAGCGGTAAACTGTCCACCCGACCGGGTTACCCGTGTTGCCGCCATTAGCCGTGTTGTTAATCTCTACCCTGTTTCTCTCACCAGCTTCTACGGCCAGACCAGCAGTCGATGAGGCTATCGCAGACCCTGCTACGGTGATAGCGCTGGTTATCGCTCCACCGCTCTTCCCGCCTACTGTATTAAGTCTGGAATCATCGCCGCGTGCGGCAGTCGTGGACGTGGTGCCATATTGCGCTAAAGCACTCCATGCTGCCTGCGCTGTCTTCTGGCCCGTACCGCCCTGTGAAATAGCGACCGCACCACTCACCAGGTCAGCTTTGTTTGCGAACTGGTTTGACATATAGCCCCAGCTCGGGCCGGTGAACGTGCTGCGGTCCGATCGCTCTACCGTCACCGATGCGGCGTCACTGTAAATCTTCTGCCAGTTCGCCAGCTGCGCAATCATCCCCCGCTGGTTCGTTGCCATATCATTCAGCACCTGCTGAGTAATTGCATACTTCAGTGTTGACGGAACGCCGTACCACGCTAATCCGCTGGCCGTTGGTCCGTTGTAGGCCTGCGCAATAGTGAGCTGCGTGTTTGAAGCGATCGACGCGACAATCATGGTATAGGGCGCACCGCCGACAGTAACGCCGATGAAGTCACCTGCTTTCAGCTCAGTGGTGAAAGCAGTTCCGGTGCCACCCACGGTGGCTGAGTTATTTGTTAAAGCAATAGTGCCTGCTGGCATAGTTATCTCCGGGCAATAAAAAACCCGGCACGGTGGCCGGGTTCAATGATGTTATGTTTGTTACTTATCGAATTTTACTGTCAGTTCACGGTCTTTATCGGGCTTGCCAGGCTGGAATTTTTGGGCTTTAACAGCGTTTATCGCTGACCTTTCAAAAAAACCCTTAGGGCTGGATTCAATAATTCTGAAGTTTTCTGCAAGTCCATTTTTGTCAACATCAAATTTAACAGTTACGCTTCCGGTTTTACCCAACTGCCAGGCACGCAGTGGGTAGCTCGCAGAGTCTGCAGCATTGCAAGAGAGTGACAACAAACCAACAAGTAAAGCTAATATTTTAATCATCAATATACATTCCTTTTGTTTACATCATGATAACAAAACAAATCTAAATCTCAACAACGCTTTATTATCTTCTTCTACGATAATTATTATCGTATAGATTTAATAAATCAATCATACATTGATGCATCTATAAAATATGGAAAAAAACCATACCCAGCCGAAGAAACCACAGAGCCGCCAGACCCCGCGACAACTCCCGGAACAGAGTACAGTAAGGTCGTTGCGCCATTTCTTGCACACCCTGAATAGTATTCCTCCTGTGCAATAGGGGTTACACCACCGCCACCACCCAAGCGATACGTTACAAGACCAGTCGTGGATAGTGTTGAAGCCGCTTTGACTATGCCCGTGTCATAATTAAGGTATCGAGCGCCACTGACCACTACTGGTGGGCATCTTTCCATGCCTTTTAAAACCTTCGTCTCGTTAGTTAAAATACTATTTCCAGAGCTGTCCCAAACTGCTATGCCATACTTAGGTGTAGGTTGATTGAAAATTGAGAAAACATATACATCTCCTGAAACATACCCACCATTGTAATTGTATGCAAAAATACAATTATTACCGTCAAATACACCTTGCCTTCCAGAGCAGCTTGTTGAATTAAAAAAAACAAAATACATGAACAAATTGCCTGTATTGGCAGAATCTAACGATAAGACCGCATTATTCGAGTCATTTACTTTGAGGTTGAAACTTTGCTTTCTCAAGAGAGCTAGCGGCCGTGTGCCATCTATATAAAATGGCTTTCCATCCGGATAAGTTAATACGGCGCCATATTTTGCCATCTATATACCCTTTGCATATATAATAATGTAACCTGAGTTAGCGGGAAACATATACCCTGTAATGTTTACCTCACTGACGGTAGTCATTGTTACAGTACCACCTGAAATGGTGAACTTCTTCTTTCTATTTCCAGAAAAGTCATTCTCCGTAGCTACGTAAGCAACCTCAAGAACAGTGCTAGCGGGCAATGTGTAACTCTTAGTCCAACTATCAGTATTGGCGCTCATGCTTATGTAATCCATCACATTAGTAATCACAAAGCCAAAGTTATTAACTTCCCCTGATTCGTCCCAAGTCTGTATGCCCCATTCAGCCATCTTAAAATACCCCCGTAATGCGACCAATCTGGACCCGAAGAACTCCGTTGCCGTCAGCCACGCTGATCGTCTGGTTAGACTGCTTCATTTTACCTTCGCCAGCAGTTGAGCCATAGTTTTCAATCACCCCTGTTTTGAAGTTGAGAGAAAGCCCGGACTGGCCCGCAACCCAATTATCTGACTGAAGCACATCAGTAATGTTGCCGCGCCCGATCCAGGCGGCGCCAATGAATGCCTGGTTAATCAGTACCTGCCCGTCTTTAATGATGAACGGGGAGTAATAATTACCCTGTGAACCACTGATGACAACGAACTGATTAGCGTTTACAGCCACGCGCGTATCAACGCTGGTGCCGTTGACTGTAGCGGCCACAGACAGGCCCGCATCGTAATTCGTGCCGTTATATCTGATGCCGGTCTTCAGCGTGTAAATGGCTGAAGGGTTATCGACATCAGCATAGGCGTCGAACTTCTGCTGAATTGCCGCCTGCTGTTCGTTGTAGTTGGCAGTTACAACCGTTGCCAGGCTGGCGACAGATGACTGCGCATCCGTTGCCACCTTGCTCGCCTCTATGATGCCAGCGCGGTTCTCACCATACTGTGACCACTGCTGAGTCACGTTGTCGTAGCCCGCCAGAATGTCCTTCATGGCGGCTTCCGGGTCAGTAATGAGCGGGTCAAGCAGCGCCTGCCCGTCCGGTGAGGTCAAAAACTCTTCGACAACATCATCAATCAGCTCGCTTGCGCTGGAGTTTGTTGCGCCGCCCACAAACGACGTCCAGTCACCCACATTGCCGATTTTGTCCACCAGCCGGGCGCGGTACCAGCGGCGAACGCCACCAGGCATAGGACCGTGCTGATAGCTGACGCCGGGGTAAGGGACATAGGTCAGAAACTGCGGGTTCTGGCCGTCTGCGGTGGTGGCCACCTGCAGTTCGGTGTATGCGGTGTCACCGGAGCCAGCTGGGAAAGCCCAGGTGAGATCGATGTTCCACACAACGTTAGTGGTGGCGAACAGGCTGACAGGAGTGCCCGGCTTGCCGACTTTACCCTTAAGCGGCGTTGAGTCGGAATAGCCCCATGGGGACGAAACCTCAGCAGCATTGACGGCCCGCACGCGCACATCGTAAACGCCCGTGTAAATCCCGCTGATGCTGAAGCCCTGTGCGCTGGTCTGGCTGACGTTAATCCAGTCGCCTTTATCCTTGCGCCACTGCGCAACGTAGCTTATCGCACCCTCTACCCTGCCCCACTTAACCTGCATGCTGGCAACGGACAGCCCCTGCTCAACATAGCTGAGCTCCTCAATGCTGATGTTAGCGGGCGGCTTCAGTACGCTGATTGGCGTAACGGTGATCGGTGCCGGTTCAATGCGCACGCCATCATCGATATAGCGGTACTTATTCGGGTCGTGCTGCACACCCGCTACAGTAAACGTGCCGTCATCGTTAGATGCGATCGAGGTAATACGGAAGTACTGAATGGCGAGATTATCGCTATCGATGGCCCATACCGCGCCCACTACTGGGTCCATACGGAAACTGGTCGAGACTGTCACGGTGAGCTTGTCACTACTGACAGTGGCGATGGTGCGCGTCTGAGCCGTTCCGTCTGGAAGATTAACTACCAGCCGATCCCCCGCTGAATATTCGATTGCGCGGTCCAGCTTCACGCTTCGACCATTCACTGCGCTGATGCGGCCGCCGTTCTGCTTACCGCTGCGGAACGGGTCGGCGACCCCGATAATTTCGGCAGGCACGGGAATGTAACCGTCAAGGCCCACACCAAATGACACGGTTCCATCTTTGGCATTAGACAGCAGTGCCCAGCGCCCGCGCCTGTGTGCTTCGCTCTGCGATGTGCAGCCTATCGCCGTTAATGTCAATTCCCGGACGCCATACCGCGCCACCAGCTCTGAATCGTAAACGCTCTCAACGGTGTCGGAATAGTGATTGGCCGGATCGGAGTAACTGGTCTGGCACGATGAATAGCGGTTTTTGTAACTTCCCCCGGCATAAGTGAATAAACCATCTACCACGTTAGCCGCGTGGTACACAAAGTCCACGTCCACGTTGCCGTTAGAATCAACCTGCGGCACGTCAGCGTTCACAAAAATCTGACTGTTACCCCAGAACGTGATTCCCCGGAATATCGCCGCAATGTCCTTCAGGACTGTATAGGCATCCTGCTGGCTCTGGATAAACACGTTGCAGGTAAAGCGCGGCTCAGTGCCGCCAGCGCCGTTTGGCACCATTTGATCGCAGTACTGCGCGATTGAGTACAGCTCCCACCTATCAATCATGGAAGCATCAACGCGCGTGCCCATACCACAGATTTTATTTAGCACCAGATCGTAAAAAACCCATGCCGGATTATTGGTGTAGGCGTATTTAAAGTCGCCCTGCCAGGTGCCGCTGTACGTCCTGCTAACAGGTTCGTAATTCGTCGGCACTCGCACCAGCTTGCCTTTCGGCTTACATGTGATCTTTGGTGCCTGTCCATTAAATTGCGATGCATCCACCTCGACATAAAGCAGGGCAGTGTTTGGATAACGCAGCTTGCTGTCGATAACTTCAGCGAATGAAAAAACCTTGAAGGCATTTATCAGGCGTGAAGACGTGGAGTCTGGAGTAATACGGCGTACCCGGATCGCCCATCCTGTGGTCGCTTTCGGCAAATCAATACGATGGTCGCGCTGGTATTCTGACGTGGTTTTCCCGTTAAATCGCCCGTCCACAACCTGCACCCATGAACTTCCATCAGTAGACAGGTCAATAGCATACTGCGTAACCGTGCCAACCATGTCGCCATTATCTTTGTACTGGTACTGGATTGGCAGGCTGAGTTTGATGCGCACGGCATCAAGGGACAGGTTGGTATACTGGCGAGTCCAAGGGACGGGCTGCGTTACCGTAACACCCACCGACAGCTCGTTATCAACCTCGGGCATGCCCTGAATATAAGTCTGGTCCTGAGTGCCCTTTCTGTAATCC